GCTATGGCTGGTGCTGATTATGTAAGAATATCTATAGGATCTGGCGCGGGATGCACGACGGCCGCGAACGTAGCTATTAATTATCCTCTTGGATCTTTGATTAGTGAATGTCATAAAATAAAGAAAGAAAGTTATTTGGAGACAAAAATTGTAGCCGACGGGGGAATGCAAGGATATGATGATATAATTAAAGCCCTTGGATTAGGAGCAGATTTTGTTATGATTGGTTCTTTATTTAATAAAGCCATGCAAAGTGCAGGATTTAATTATCTATGGGGTAAGAGAATAAAATCCTATGAATTAGCTAAGACCTTATGGAAGTGGGGTTTCCCCGTGAAGAAAAAATATAGGGGGATGAGTACAAAAGCTGTTCAAAGAAGTTGGGGAAAATCTAAACTTGTAACAGCTGAAGGAATAACGAAATATCAAAAAATTGAATATAATCTTTCTCAATGGGTGGAAAATTTCGAGGACTATTTAAGATCCAATATGAGTTATTGCGGATCCAGAACTCTTTCGGAATTTATAGGAGAAGCTGAATATGTTTTCATTACGGAAAATGCTTTAAGAAGATTTACAAAGTGATTTTTTATATTTTCCCCTCTTTACTCCAGTTCTGGAGGCAGACATCTTTTTTCTAGTTTCTTCTGACATTTTTTTATTGAGCCAGGGTTTATTTCTTGCATTATTTTTACTTATTTTTTGTCTAGATTCTTCAGAATGATGCCACCCCTTATTTTTTGAAATATAGTTTGCATAGGTTTTTTCATTCATGGGAATTCCCTTATTCCATGCTGTTTTTCCTTTTTTTGAAATACTAATTTTTTGTTTTGTCTCATCTGACATTTTTCTATTTTTGTTTCGAGAAATTCCTTTGGATGATTGAGAGATTCTCGCTTTGGATAACTCCGAGTGACTAAAGCACCCTCTAACCCCCAACCCTCCGGTCGGGCTTAAATTATATCCGTTGGGAAATAAAGTATTATATTTTTGAATATATTTTTCCTGTGCATTAAAAGCCTCCTTCTTTGATGGAAAAACTTCCAGGATTTCTTTTTTGAAATTTTGTTTTCCGTATTGTCTTAAAGCTCTTTGTAAATAAGGCCTTCCACTTCCGAGATAACCATCATTTAAATCATTTGTAGAATGATCCCCTACATATTGTTTTCCATTAATTAAATTAGTAGTTATATAAACAAAGTGAATCATAAACTTTTTTGGTTTCTTTTCATATAAGATATATAAAATATATATTCAAAACAGATCTAGCAATAATGGCGATAATACTATATAGCAACGGTCTTACTGAGGAAATATTACCGCAAGGATTAACTTTTTCAGATGAAGAAATTTTAGGTTTCTTTAAGGCATTTAATAATATCCAAACAAAAAGATTGGACGAAGTTCCTAATACATGGTGCGTATGGGGTGAATTAAAAAATCCAGCTGAAGATGATTATAATAAATTAGCTTCAGAAGTTATTCAGGAACATTGTTATTCTCAGATATTTTTTCTTCATGATACAGAAGTGGACCCATCTTGGAATTTAACGGATGCTGTAATCTATGATAATTATTTAATATTTAAGAAAAAAATTCTTAAATTTCTAGATGAAATAGCTATTGAAACTATTCGGGAGATCGAGCAAATAAGAGAAGAAACAGGAAAAACTAATATGTCTCTTGAACAAGTTGCTGTTTCAACGGACAAACGAGTTATATTTAAATTGGATCCTAATAAACAAGATTCCCATTTCTTTAAACCCGATAATTTCCAGGAATTTGCTATTAAATGCTATAATTTTATTGATACCTCTTATAAGGACGGAATAATCTTTCCTATATATGCAGATAAAAAGATGATCATAGTTTTGGATCAAAATCAGGTAAAACCATATTTGGATCTTCTAATCGACTTCTTTCAGAAAAAAGAGGAATTTGAAAAATGCGCAAGACTTAGAGATATTTATAAAAGCTGGGTAGCCTTTAATGAAAAGCAAAAAAATAAGCCAAAAAGAGGAAGACCTAAAAAGAAAAAACAGGATGATACCCCAACTTCCTAATATAATATTAAATCAGATTGATGGATCTTCATTTCGAGAAATCTCCCCTATTTTACCTGAATTCATAGAATTCCCGTTAATCCTTTGTCTGGATTCTAATGGAAAATTATATTGGAATAATCGGGTAAAAGAAAACTCTGTTGAAATTTATTCTAGCCATTTTAATCCTGAATTTTTTTATAAAGAAGGCCGAATAGGTTTAGGAAGGGAGCCCCTTTTCAATTACAAATTTGATTTAGCGGTTTCAGAAAATACTTTATCTACGGCATTTCATATTGGGGATGGCCGATATGGATTTTCTATGGGCAACGGAACAGAAATTGGATTTCTTCCAGAGATAATTGGTATGGGAAGTTCAGAAGAGGATGCAGGGCTTTATTTTATAGGTCGTGCTGGAAATTCTATTCCCTCAGACATTCCCCTTATAATAATAGATGGGAGAAATTCCGCTGACGAAGAACTTATAAATCGTCCTATATTAGGTATTACTAGTGCTAATTACAAAAAATATAAAGTCCTTATTGACCAAAAAGGCAATGTAGGAATAGGGAAAAAACCAGAAATATATAAGATGGAAGTGGATGGTGAAATTAGTGCTACAGACTTTATAATAAGAGGTATCAGTATTATTGATATTATCCAGGAGTACCAAGATGAAATAAAGGAATTAAAAAATAAGATAGAAGCGCTTAGGCAACAGAAGTAAAATAAAAAGAATGGATGATCCAAACGTTTATATTGGGGCTCTTAGTAATACTTTGCATTCTCTTAGTAGTATCTATATTTAAAAAACCCTTTGATTATACTCCGAGAAACCCATGCCGCTTTAAGATATTGGAGCCGCAATTTACTGTGGAAAATGGCAAAAAGAAGGCTTCTTTCATGATTTTAGTGGAGAAAAAGCATAGATATTTTATTAATTTTCCTTTGTCCTTTAAATTTTATTCTGAACAGGAATTTAAATCCCTTGTTAGAATTTATTATACAATCCCTAATTATCCAAAGCAAAAGCTTTTAGAAAAATTTATTGAATATACTTCTAAAAAAACTAAAGAGCATATTGTTTATCTTACGGATGTTGTAGTTGGCAAAGTTATTATTGATATAGAGCTTGAAATAGAAAATGGAAATCCTACAATATTATTTCAAATCCTCGAAAATAGTACCTGTGATTTAACCAAGGATCAAATATTGGAAATAAAGTTCCCGTAAATTTTTAACAATTTTTTAACAGAAAAGATCCCCGGAATTTTTTTTCTTCGGGGATTTTTTGTATATTTGTCCCGTAAAAAGTTATCTATGGAAAATATTCAGATACTCGAGGAAAAATATCTCAAAGCGAAAATAGCTTATTATGAAGGCTTCCCTTTTATGACTGATGCAGAATTTGATGCATTGGAATCCTTATTGAAAGAAAGGGGGTCGAAAGCTATTGAACAAGTTGGTTCAAAGAGAAAAGATTTCGACTTTACCCATCCAACCAAGATGCTTTCCCTTTCAAAGATCCAGACGGAGGATACAGAGTCTGGAACAAATTATATGGAAGAATCCTTTCAAAAATGGTATCAGAAAAGATCACAGCAGATCGGAAAAGTTTCCCCTTTATTTTCATCTCCTAAATTTGATGGAAATGCTATAAATATAATATATCGCGGGGATACGCTCGCAAATGTTCTTACCAGAGGGGACGGATTTACCGGCAAAGATATTACCAGGAGATTTTCTCTTAAACTCCCGCAGAAACTTATTATTTTTGGTCTTGATCCCATTACAGACGAAGACGTTATTGAAATTCGTTGTGAAGTAGTTATCAAAACTAAACTTTTTCAGGAAAAATATTCTGCTGAATTTGCTAACCCCAGAAATTATGTTGCAGGTGTTATTGGTAAGGATGACGAGGATCTTGAAAAAATGTCAGAACTGGATATTATTCCTCTGAATTTTTTAATTAATGGAAAATTTGCCTCCCCATCCGTATTTTCTAAAAATGAGATTTTTTCCAAAAATTTCAATACAATTGTTCCAGCAGATGATTATATTACGACTCTGAAAGCTTATGAGATGCTCAGAGAAGAATATCCATATCAATTGGATGGCGTTGTATTTGCATTCCCTGTTGAATATAGGGAATTATTGGGGGAGAATGATCATGACCCTGAATGGGCAGTAGCTATAAAATTTGTTCCGGCTGAAGTTGTAACAACAGTAGAAGGTATTGAATGGAACCTATCAAAAAGGGGAGAAATTATACCAACCTTACTTCTTAAACCTGTTTTCTTAGATGGTTCTACGGTTTCGAGAGCTTCTGGATATAATGCAAAATATGTTATCGAAAAAGGAATTGGAAAGGGAGCTTTAGTTTCTATAGCAAAAGCCGGAGATATTATTCCTGAAATACAAAAGGTTATTGCTCCTTCCTCGGAAAATGCTCCTCTTCCAGAAACCTGCCCTGCATGTGGAAAATTAGCTGTTTGGAATGATTCAGAAGTTCATATTATTTGTTCCGATCCAAATTGTCACGGAAGAATTGCTAAGCAGCTTTCTTATGCTGTAAAAATTCTTGAAATCCAGAGAGTTGGAGAAAAAACTATCGAACCCTTTGCAAAGGATTTCAAAAATATGTTTGAACTCATGGTTTGGGTTCTTGGTGCAGGAGCTGCTACAAAAGATATTGAAAAATATGGTATCAAATGGAATTCTCGCTCCCATGAAATATTCGTCCAGGCATTTATGAATATCAAATCTTTAACCTATACCCAGGTTATTCAGATGCTCGGATATGATAACGTTGGGGAGAAAATTTCAACTCAGCTTGCTCGAGAACATGCAGGACTTGATTATGATTATGCAAATCTTGAAAGAGCCTTGGTAGCCAAATTAAGAAGTCCGGAGGTTAGCAATTATATTAAAAAGGTGGTTTTAACTTTGGAAAGCTTGGGAATTACTATTGATAAGCCAAAAGCAAGCCCAACAACAGGAACTATTTATGTTTGCATGACTGGAAGCCCAAAACCTTTTGGATTTGCAACAAAAGCAGATTTTATCTCTAAGTTCCCGATGCTTGAAGAGGTTTCAATTTCTGATAAAAAATGTCAATTCCTTATCACGGATGATTATAATTCTACCAGCAACAAAATGGGGGTAGCAACTAAAAAAGGAATTCAGATACGTACATACGGAGATTTTAAAATTTAATCTTCCACCCCTTAATAATTAAAAATATGAAAAAATATTCCGTAACAGTCATGCATCCAGGGGGGACTACTTATAACTATACCGTAGTCGCTAACAGATTTTATTTTGATCACGATTCTATCATTTTTGTTAAGGATGGAGGTGAAGTTGAAGTTTATCCCCAGAATTTAACAATTGTAAAAGGAGAAGGATGATTAATCCAAACTATACCACAGATTATTTCGAAGCAAGAGATGTAGTTCTTTATGTCCCCCAGCATGCTTTGAATGACTATAGAACATGGGTCGGCGGAGGAGATATTGATGAAGGAGGAATATTCGATCCAAAAATGAGTTTTTACAAATTCGAACAAGGAATAGTTTCTTCGAAAAACGATACTTATGTTTTTGTTAAGTATTGGCATAAGGGGGAACTTTCAACAACGTCAGAAGCTACAAACCCCAAAGATTTAGTTCTTTGGAAAAAATCAGAAAAATGAAAGAACAAAAATTTCCTATTTATTTTTTTAGTGCTCGTTGGTCGGAAGACGGAGTACAGGATCCGAAATATCCCAAATGGTATGAAGGATTGCCTGAAGGAAGAGTGTGGAATAGCACAGGATTCCATAAGATGTTCCGTGAAGAACAAACTCAGGAACAGCTTGATGCTTTTGTTCAAGATTGGTGGAAAAGATTTCTTGTTTCCAAAAATGAAGAAGATTCAAGATTCAAAATTATAAACCCGGAATTACAGTATCTTAAAGCCGAATATAAGAAGCACGATACCTGGGTTTTGACCTGGTTTCAACATGAAACTTTTGATATTGGCCAAACTGATGAAGAAGCTCTTCAGAGTTTTGAAGATTATGTTTCCCGAATTGAGGATGAGAATAGGGGTAAGCCCGAAATGGAAGGTATTCCTCTTATGGGTGCGGAAGATCGTTGGAGATGGAGAGGTGCTGATGAAAACGGAAATTACAGCGAGGATGCTCCCGCTCCTTGCCGATGTAAGTATTGCAAAGAACAAGGTGTATTAAGAATAGCACATTAATATGGGATTACTTTCATTTGATAAACCAAAAAAAATCCGCTCTACGGAAGAACATAATAAAATGTTTTCCTCTGATAGTGGTATTTCTGGAACTTATGTCCCAAATATGAGTAAAGAAGATCAGCTCAAATGGAAAGCAAAACATATTAAAGGGGATGACGAAAGAATTGAGATAAGAAAGGAATTTGGGGGAGCTAATTTAGTGGTGATAGTTTATAAAAATCCTTATGATCCGCCTTACCCTGAATATCCGTCCCGTAAATATGGAACTCCTCAATATGAAGAAGAATATAAAAAATATAAGGAGGCCGAAAAAGAATATTATAAGAAACACGATCAAATAAAAATATCTTCCAATGGAACCATGAATATATCTTGGGAAGATTGGTGGGAGCTTCAGGATGCTATAAAAGAAGCTTTTGAAATACTTCTTTAGCTATGTGGCAGTATGTGGCAGTTTTTAACAAACTTTAACGATTGATTATCAATACTTTAGCATTTTTATGTGGTAATATATGGCAATTATGGCAGAAAATTTAACTATAGAGCTTTTAGAAAATGTTATTTTTTGGGAGAAGCATCCCGAGATTTATCAGTCATTGGAATCTTTCATCAGGGAAAGATATAAGGTGATTCCAAAAAATCCGGAAAAAAAAGAAGTAAGAGATGGAGTAAGATTCCTTCTCGAAACTATATGTGAAGCACGGATAGAATCATCTGATAAATTAAGGTATCTCGAACCAGAACTTACTGAAAAATTCGTAATTGAAAAAATATGAAAAGGAAACTCGTCATTTATTTAATTGGAAGCCTCCGAAATGAAAAAATCCCTCATGTTGCTAAGGAAATCCGGGAATTGGGATTTGAAGTTTTTGATGACTGGTTTTCCCCTGGCCCCGAAGCAGATGATTTTTGGAGAAAATTTGAAAAGGTAAGAGGTAGCTCTTATAAAGAAGCTCTTAGCAATTATGCAGCAAAACATATTTACAATTTTGATAAGAGCCATATTGATCGAGCAGATATTGGAGTATTATTTATGCCTGGGGGAAAAAGTGCTCATCTTGAATTAGGTTATATGATCGGCAGGGGAAAAAGATGTTTTGTTTTGTTTGATAAAGAACCCGAAAGATGGGATTTAATGTATCAATTTGCTATGGAAAATGAAGGGGATATTTGTTTTTCTATGGATGATTTGAAAAAATCTTTGAAGGATGCAAAGGATCTTTTTGATTTGAAAGAAACTTTAAAATGAAAAAAGAAAATATATTATTCTTGGATTTTGATGATGTCTTAAATTCAGTAAGATCTGTTTATAAGAAATTTTCTGAAGCCGTTGGGGTTGAATGGAAAGAGGAGGATTTTGATCCTAAATATTGGGGCCAAGGTAACCCGGACGAAATTAATCCGGATTTGCAGGAAAGGGTTCAAAAGGCTTATGAAGAATTAAGAAAGGATCCAAAATGGGAAATGCCTAATCTTTCTGGAGAATATTATCCTCATGATGAATTTGCTATTCAGAATCTTAATAAGATTGTCGAGGAGAATGAAGCAAAAGTAGTTATTTGTTCTTCCTGGAGATTGGGAAGGTCCATAAAAGAGCTTCAGGACATCCTTAATTCATGGGGAGCTAAATGCGAAGTAATAGGGGTAACTCCTAAAAAAATGAGTTCAACGAGGGGGGAAGAAATTTGGATGTGGATAAGAGATAATCATTCAAAAGTAAAAGCTATTTGTATTTTGGATGATTCCCTTTTTGATATTAGCCCTCTACTTGACGAATATTGTGTTCATGGAATAAAGGGACATCACCATGGATTAAGAGATATTCATATTCCATTGGCTAAAAAATGTTTTGAAACCCCGTTTAATTATAAGAAATATTCAAAATAATTATTTTTTATTATTGGAAATTTTTCGTATATTTGACCTTTAATAATGGAAAAAATTATGAAAGACAAGATTAAAAAAACATGGGATAATTCTAAGGGGCCACTTTTTTTGATTTTTCTTGTTGGATTGGTTTTATTTGCAATGATTTATCCTATAGTATAATGTCAATGATAATTTACAAAACCCGAAATAAAATAAATGGAAAAATTTACATTGGACAGGATAGTTATGACAATCCATTGTATCTTGGCTCTGGTGTTTTGTTAAATAGGGCTATTTTAAAATATGGAATTGAAAATTTTGAAAAAGAGATCCTTGAAAAATGCGACACCCAGGAAAAATTAAATGAAAGAGAAATTTTTTGGATAAAAACATTAAATTCTCAAAATCCCCAAATTGGATATAATATTTCTCGAGGCGGCTCTGGAGGAGATACGATTTCTAATAATCCAAAAAGAGAAGAAATTTGTAAAAATCTATCGAAAAGGAATATAGAATTTTATAAAAATAAATCAAATCATCCATCCTTTGGAAAAATACAATCCTTAGAATCTAATCAAAAAAGAAGAAATGCGATTTTGGGGACAAAAAGAAGCAAAGAAACAAAGGAAAAACAATCAAAATCTTCTTCGGGAAAAAACAATTCAGCCTATGGAAAAATCTGGATCCATAACGGAACTGAAAATAAATTGATTAAAAAACCCGATATCGAAAGCTATCTAGATAAAGGATGGAAAAAAGGAATGATATTTAAAAATAATCCCTTATGATGATTGATTATATTCAAAAAATGTTTAAACGTTCTTTTGAAAAGGAATATTACGAAACCTATTGGGCAATAGATCTCCATGGAACTATCATCAAACCTAATTATAAGGACGTAACGTATCCTGCCGAATACTATCCTTTTGCAAAGAAAGTTCTCCAACTCTTAACAAAGAGGCCAGATATAAAATTAATTCTTTGGACTTCATCTTTTCCCCATGAAATAGAGGAATATCTAAAGAAATTTGAAATAGATGAAATTCATTTTGATGCAGTAAATGAAAATCCCGGGATAAGTTCCAAAAATGGTAACTTTGGATTTTATGAACAAAAATTCTATTTCAATGTTCTTTTTGAAGATAAAGCCGGATTTGACCCCGAGAAAGAATGGGAATTAATCTATGAATTCCTTATTGATTGCGAAAATGCTGGATGGCTTCCGAACCCTAAATGGACTACTAAATATTAAGATATGATTAAAGGAAAAATATGGTTTTCCCCTGCTGGAAGTATGCCTCTTATTGGAATAGTAAAAGTAGAAAATAAGATGGGCGAAATAAAATACTATATTGGTACGGGCCTTGGGGTGAATGAAGAAGAGGATGCCCGGTATATTTCTATGTATGGAGCCCATTTTCCTTTCGAATCAGGAGAGAAATTATTTAACCTATGAAAATTAATAAGAGACAACAGAAAATTCAGCCTCACATGCCTGATCTAACTCGGGTGGAAGGAGGAAAAAGCGTAAGCCTTCGTTTAGAAGATCTTATTCGAAATGCGAATAAATTTGATTGCGAAGGACTTAAAAGAGAGTTTTTCAAAATTCTGGACGATCCTACAACAACCGTAAGCAAAGAAAAAATTGCTGAATACAAGGAGCATTCAAAAACAAAATACACCACAAAAGCCATGCTGATATTTATTACAAATATCTATTGTGCTGGTGCAAATATGAGCTTAAAACTATAATCATGACACAAGATTTCATTCACGAATTTTTAGGTTTCCATCGGATTCCCTCTTCGTGCCGAGTACTAATGTTCTCAGATGATGGAGATCATTTTATTCTTTTCGAAGATATAGATGATGGTACTTCAGTCACGAATGCTTCGGAACAACTTGCAACAGAAATTGTTGAAAAGTTCAAATTAAATCCTGGCGATTGTCGTTTCTTCGAAACTTATTCCCAATATCATCATGATACTGTTGATGAGATTGAGTATACATGGAATGGAAATGAAGCTAAGCATCCAAGATGGAAACCAGCACCAAAAGAAATAAGAGGACTTTTTGATCTTTAATAGATATAAAAATGTTCTAAATATTTTTCTGTTTGGGAAATTTTTAGTACATTTGGAGAACTAAATTTTAAATTGGCCAAATCCTAAAAATCTATAAATGAATGTATCGTCTTTTGAAATATAAACCTGGCACAAAAAGATTGCTTCGCCCCATCATAAAATTTAATGGTGGAAGAGGAGCAATCATATGTCATAAATGTCGGAAAATAATTAAAGAAAATATAAGATTTAAAGAATGGTTTGGAAATGCTGAAGAACTTTTTTGTGCTGAATGCGCTAAAGAAATGATAATGGAATTGTTTCACATAAAAAAATAAAATTATGAAAGTAAAAATCTTTTTTGCAGCAGTATTAATGATTCTGACAACGGCCATGAGCTCTCAGGCCAATCTCTACAAAGGCATAACTTCTGGGATGTCTCAAATTGAATTTAACCAGCATATTAACTCAGTACCCGAATTATCATGGGCTGAAGATAATGAATATGTGAACGTTCAGATTAAAGGCCGACCTTATGTATTCATACCTGATTTCAACAATGCAGGCCAGCTCTCCGCGTTGTATTTTTATTGCGGTGATAGATACAAATGGTACGAATATGATCCAACAATTAAAGCCATTGCTGTTGACGTATATTCATTGTTTGAAATTGCTTATGGTGAGCCAATATATGATCGTTGGCCTAATTGGACAGACATCCCTAAAGGAGGGTCAGAAATAGCTTGCGCATTTAAAAAAGACTCTGTGCTTGCTACAATTATTATTGGTGAAAGAGATGAGGTCTATTTATTAGGCATGATAGTTGTAGATATAAAATTTAGAGACCCCTCCGTTCCTTCATCTGACGGATTTTAAAATATTTGGTATGACAATTTACAAAATAATTGATGAGTTTTCCCGAGATACAGGGAAAAAGATAGGACAAAGAAAAGAAATAGATTATCGTATCTGCGATTTTTCGGGAAGAAGATTGGATGAATTTCACGGCTATCCGATAACTTATACAGTTTACTACAATGATATAGACCCTTGTTTTGGAGATCAAGAAGCTGAAAGATGGCTGTATGATTGGAACGAAAATTCTGATGTTTACTTAGATCCTTATGAGCTTTTTGGCCAGCAAGATTATAACTTCGGGACTAATGACGATGGAAGTGAACTTTATGCAGAGCTGTTAAAAGAAGCTGCAAAAGAAAATTTTGAAATAGTTTCTTTAGATCATTTATTAAGATGGTCGAGAGGCAGGATGCTGGAACGATTAGTTAAAGAAAAGAAAATCGAGATTGAGAAACTATTCTATTAAGGGCTTGAAATAAAAAATATAAAAAAGTGTGGTAAAAATTTCCTAATATCAGGATCTTTTATTATATTTGTAAAATAGAATGTTACCAGTACGACTCCAAAATATTATTTCAGATCTTCAAGATCAGCCTTGGGTAATTTCCCTTTTACATAAGGGAAAATTATTCATTGTTGGGGGGTCCGTACGTGATGCCTACAGGGGAG